AAAACATTTGTAAAAAACTTAATTGAAACTATTCCTGATTTTTCTGGAAAGGTTTTTATTAATGAAAAAGCAAAGATTCAAGACTCTCAGCTCCCTTATGTGAACATAAATACAAATAGCGAATCAGCTGATGTAAGGAATTCTTCTCCGAGAAGTTATACAAAAAGATTCACCTACTCAGTGGAGATTTTTGTTAAAGGTGAAAATGAAGATGTTCTTGATGATTATTCAGGACAAGTTGAAAATCTTATTCTTGGAAATGATAGATTTGATGAGCTTGTTGAGGAGACATTGATTCAAGATATCGAATATGGAGAAGACTTTCAGGGTGCTTATCCAATTATGGCCTGTCGTATAACTTTTGAAAGTATGTATGAACAGCAAGCACCATTGTCATCTGATGTTGTTGACTTTGAAAGAAATGATTTTGATCTCTCTGTTTCAGATGAATCTGAAAATATGAAGGGTCAAATATTGCATGAGGTTTAAATGAAAATAAAAGTTATTCCATTAAGTCATGTTGTCGTTAAGGACCCTTATACAAGAAGAGTCATTCCAACTGAAGGAAAAATTGTTGATGATTCAGTTTTTTGGCAACGTAGAAAAGCTGAGGGTGATATCAAAATTGAAAAGATTAAGGCCGTTAAAAAAGTTGAAAAAAAAGTCATAAAAAAGAAAGTTAATAGTAAAAAAGGAGCTAAGAAATGATTTCTTTTAATAAAGTTCCAGCAAATGCAAGAGTTCCTTTTGCGTATGTTGAATTTGATAGTTCAAGAGCACAGCAGGGATCAGCTGCGTATAAGTACAAAGTTCTAGCAATAGGACAAAAATTGAGTGGTGGAACAAAAGCATCAGGTGAATTAGTTCCAATCACAAACAAAGATCAGGCATCTCAATATTTTGGTGAAGGTTCACAACTTGCTGAGATGATCAAATATTTTCTTTTAAATAATTCTGCAACTGAATTGATGGCAATCGGTTATGATGATCATGCATCAGCCGTTAAAGCTTCAGGAACTTTAACTATTACAGGGACTGCAACGGCCGCTGGTGTTATTAATCTTTATGTTGCAGGAAAAAAAGTTGTGGCTTCTGTTGCATCAGGTGATGATGCTGACACTGTTGCAGCTTCAATAAATTCTGCAATCAATGCAGATAGTTCATTGATGGTTGACTCTTCTGTGACTGATAATGTTGTTACAGTTACAGCAAAGAATGGTGGAGAGCTTGGAAATGACATTGATCTTAGAATGAATTATGCAATTGGTGAGGAAACTCCAGCTGGTGTTTCTGTTGCAATTGTTCAGATGTCAGGAGGAGTTCAAAACCCAGATGTTTCAAGTGTTTTTACAACTATTGGTGATGAGCATATCAATATTTTTCTTCATGCATATCTTGATAGTGCAAATCTTTCAGCGTTTGAAGTTGAGCTTGAAGACAGGTTTGGACCAATCAGGCAAAATGATGGATATCAGATATCTGCAATGAAAGGAACTTATTCAGAAGTTCAAACTTTTGGTGATGGTAAGAATTCAAAGTTTTTATCAGTCATGGATGCATTAGGGCCGTGTAGTCCTTCAGCATGGGCAGGGGCAATTGCAGGACAAGTTTCAACTAGTGCTGAGATTGATCCAGCAGTGCCATTTCAAAGACTTCCTTTAATGGGAATCATGCCTCCAAGAATTGATGAGAGAAGAAACTGGAATGAATCAAATAATTTATTATTTTCAGGGATTTCAACTTCAAGTGTTGTTGTTGACAAGGTTTATATTCAAAGAGTCATCACAACATATCGACTCAATGAAGCTGGTGCATCAGATACAGCATACCTTGATCTTAATACACCACTTACTTTATCTTTTTTAAGATATGACTATAGAAATACAATGCTTGTTAAATATCCACGTCACAAGCTTGGAAAAGATGGTGGAAATTATGGAGTTGGTTCTAAAGTTGTTACACCCTCAGTTCTAAAGGCTGAAACAATTGCAATTTTTAGAAGATGGGAAGAGAGAGGACTTGTAGAAGATATTGATCAATTTAAGTCTGAACTTCTTGTTGAAATCAATAGTTCTGATCCAAACAGAGCAGATACTTTAATGAGTCCAAACTTAATCAATCAATTGAGAGTTCTAGGGACTCAGATTCAATTTTTACTATAGGAGTGAGTGATGTCAAATAGAGTTGGTGGAACTTTAAATTTAAGAATAGATGGTGTTTTATATAGAGCTAAGGGCGACTTCACATGTCGTCCAACTGCTGAACAAAGAACTGAAATCATGGGAACAGATAGAGATTCTTCTGGTCTTCATGGTTACAAAGTTGAAAAGCTTCCAGGGATGATTGAAGGTGTGATCACAGCTGATGAAAATGTTGACATGGATGCAATTGTGAGACTTGATAATGTTTCAATTGTTGCTGAACTTGCAAATGGAAAAACATTTTTACTTTCAAGAGCATTTTATTCAGGTAGTTCTGAATTTACTACTGGAGAGAGTGAGTTCAATATTAAGTTCACTGGAGAAGGTGAATATCTATAAATTTTTGAGGAGAGAGAGATGACTGACACTTTAGAGAGAGAAGGTGTGATTATCAACGAGAATGGTTCTGTCACTGTTGTATTTAAGAATTCATATGTTGATCAGACACAAAATAGAGAAATTAAAGATGTTACTTTAAAACCTTTATTAATGGAGACTATTTGGGATATTGATTTTCAAAAAATTGGTCCTAAAGAGTTTATGATGATTGCAGCAAGGGCATCTGATATGCCTGTTGTTTTTATGAAGAAACTTAAACCTGTTGATGGTTTTAGAGTTATCCAGGGGGTGTCTCATTTTTTGGAGGACTTAGCGTAGACTTCAAGGAGGGGTTATCTCTTCTTTATGTTTACAACAAAACATCTTTATTTGAACTTAAAAAATACAATGTGAAAGACTATTTAATGGCAATTGAATTGCTTGAAAAAGGTTTAGAAAAATGTCCAACTCTACCTACAATATGAAACTTAAAGCAGTCGATAAAATGTCGGCTGTTCTTGAAAATGTTTCTAGTAAGTTTGGAAAAGTTTCTAATAAAGTCAAAGCTGCAAATAGAGTCATGAATCAGCATAAAAGAGCAACTCTTGGAGTCACGAAAAGATTAAAAGACTTTTCAAAGAGTGCTTCAAAAGTTGGTGGGAATATGACAATGAAAATGTCTGCACCAATTGCAGCATTTGGTGCATTGTCATTGAGAACTGCTGTTAGCTTTGAGCAGTCAATGAATAAGGTCGGGATGCTTACTGGTGAGACAGGAAAAAATCTTGAGCTTATGAGAAATCAGGCAAAAGAGCTGGGTGCAAGCACTCAATTTTCTGCATCTCAGGCAGCTGATGCCATGTCTTTTCTTGGAATGGCAGGATGGGAAACTCAGGAGATTATGAAAGGTATTCCTGGAGTGCTAGATCTTGCAGCGGTCTCTGGAATTGGTCTTGGACGTGCAGCAGATATCACTTCAAATATTATGGGAGCATTTAATATTGATGCTGCAAATTCAGCAAAGGTCGCTGATGTCCTTGCAAGAACAACTTCAGCTGCAAATGTTGACATGGAGATGTTAGCTGAAACAATGAAATATGCTGCTCCAGTCGCTGATGAATTCGGTATGAGCTTAAATGATACTGCAACGATGGCAGGACTTTTGGGGAATGTAGGTATTCAAGGTTCAAATGCTGGGACTGCGATTAAAAATATGATGCTTGGACTTTCTGCGCCAGGTTCAAAAGCAAAAAAAATAATGAATGAGCTTGGGGTCTCTGTAGCTGATAGTAATGGGCAAATGAGAACTCTCCCTAATATCTTAAAAGATATGGGAGGAGCTATGAAAGACCTTCCAAAAGATAAAAAACTTGCTGTTCTTAAAGAGGTTTTTGGAAAGATCTCAATTGCTGGTGCTGCC